TGCAATCTGTAGTGAACAAATTTGTAGACAGATCTGATGTTGGCTTTGCAAAGTACGGTAAAACATTACGTGATGATCAATCTGATGTATTTGTTTGGCTTAATCATTTACAAGAAGAATTAATGGATGCTACATTGTATCTTCAACGTTTAAAAGAAGAAATATCTACATTGCGTGAAGAAAAAGCATTGCTAAAAGAATTAAATGACATAGATGTTATAGATGCATTTGAAGTTCGTGTAAAAAAAAAGAAGCCTTTGAAGAATGGCAGTGGGCCTGGGCGTAGTGATATTTATTCTTTTACTATAGATGAGCCAATAAGATTTATATCTGATACAACTAATAGCCATTTAAATCTTAGAGATATTCTATGCGGAAAGTAAAAAGAAAGAAAGGTCCAGTTGTAGCTAAGAAAGTAACATACGATGGAATCTCATTTGCATCAGGGCTTGAGAAGTATATGTACAAAGCATTGAAAGATGCAGATATAGACTTTGAATATGAAGGTAGAACATTTGAACTTCTACCTTCATTTACTTTTGAGAATGCTTCAATAGAAAAACAATCGAACGGTAAAGGTGATTTTATAAACAGAGGCAACAAAAAAGTTTTAAACTTAAAGTATACACCAGATTTTATTGGTAAAGATTTTATAATAGAAACTAAGGGACGTGCAAATGAATCATTCCCATTACGTTGGAAACTTTTTAAAAAGTGGATGATGGATAACAATGATGTAAGAACATTGTATAAACCCCAAAAACAATCAGAGTGCGATATTACAATTGAATTAATTTTAAAAACCAAAAACAAATGACAAAGAAAAAACAAGTATTAGATCCAACGCCAGAGCCAGAATTTCCAAGAGATAGATATTGGAGTATATCTATAGGATTATATCCCGGTATATTATTCGGAATTAGAACGTACATAGAACCATCATTTAAAACACATGTATTGTATTTGCCATTTATAGACTTTGCAGTAGAAATAGATAACTAAAAACCAAAAAACAATTATGAGTTTAAGCTTAGACAAGCAAATTTTAAGTGACATTACAGTATATACTAAATACGCGAAGTATTTACCGGCTAAAGAAAGAAGAGAAACGTGGCAAGAATTAGTCACAAGAAATAGGGACATGCACGTGGCAAAGTTTCCTACAATGAAAGAATCAATAGAAGCTATTTATGAAAATTTTGTATTCAATAAAAAGGTTTTACCTTCGATGCGAAGCTTACAGTTTGGTGGTAAAGCTATTGAGCTTAATAATGCTCGCATTTATAACTGCGCTTTCTTACCTGTTGATAGTATTCATAGTTTTTCTGAGACTATGTTTCTATTGCTTGGAGGTACTGGCGTTGGCTATTCGGTCCAACAACATCAAATTGAGAAATTGCCTGAAATTAGAAAACCTAATTATGATCGCAAGAAAAAGTATGTAGTTCAGGATTCTATTATTGGCTGGGCAGATGCGGTTAAAACTTTATTCAAATCTTATACAGGCGCAATGACTTCTCATATAGAATTTGATCTTTCTGATATTAGACAAAAAGGAGCATTGCTTGTTACAGCAGGTGGCAAAGCACCAGGCCCGGAACCATTGCGAATTGCATTAGTTAAAGTTGAAGCTATCTTAAGAACAAAAGAAGATAGATCTAAGCTTACAGATATTGAGTGTCACGATATTCAGTGTCATATTGCCGATGCCGTTTTAGCTGGAGGCATTCGTAGAGCAGCAATGATCTCGTTGTTTGACTTAGATAGCAATGCAATGCTAAATTGCAAAGCTGGGAATTGGTGGGAAGACAATCCGCAAAGAGGTAGATCAAATAATTCAGTAGTACTTTTAAGACATAAAATTGATAAGAAAACATTTGACAAAGTTTGGGAGCGTATTGAAGCTTCTGGATCGGGCGAGCCAGGCATTTACCTTACTAATGATAAAGATTGGGGTACTAATCCTTGTTGTGAGATTGCTTTACGTCCTTATCAGTTCTGTAATTTAACAGAGATTAATATGGCTGATATTGAAAGTCAAGAAGATTTTAATGCAAGATCATCGGCCGCTTCATTTTTAGGCACATTGCAAGCATCGTATTCAGACTTCCATTATCTACGAGATATATGGAGAAAAAACACAGAAAAAGACGCGTTACTTGGAGTATCAATGACAGGTATTGCATCAGAATATAACTTAAAATTGGATTATGAAGAAGCTGCTCAAGTGGTTAAAGATACAAATAATGTCATTTCTGCCGCCCTTAACATCAACAGGGCAGCTAGAACGACGGCCGTCAAGCCTGCTGGAACTACTTCTTTGGTTTTGGGTACTAGCAGCGGCATTCATGCTTGGCATAACGATTATTATATCCGTCGTATGCGCTTAGGTAAGAATGAAGCAATCTATTCTTATCTTGCAATAAATCATCCAGAACTGTTAGAAGATGAATATTTTAATCCAACATTACAGTCAGTTATATCTGTGCCACAGAAAGCTCCTAATGGCGCTATAACACGATATGAATCTACATTAGATCTATTAGAACGTGTTAAATTGATTTCTAAAGATTGGGTTAAGGTTGGTCATAATAAAGGCAACAATACTCATAATGTTTCTTGTACAGTTTCAGTTAGAGATGATGAATGGAAGATCATTGGTGAGTGGATGTGGGCAAATAAAGATTACTACAATGGATTATCTGTATTGCCTTACCACGGCGGAACATATAAGCAAACACCATTTGAAGATTGTACTAAAGAAGTATACGAAGAGATGATGTTAAAACTTAAAGATATTGATTTGTCTAAAGTAATTGAAATACAGGATAATACTAATTTTAGCGAGTCTGTTGCATGTGGGCCCGCTGGTTGTGAAATAACTTAATAAATAAATATGAAAGAACAAACTTTATTAGAAATGAAAAACAAAGTAGAAGCTATGACAAGAGTTCTACAACAGGTTATTAATGAGCAACAATTTATTACAACACTTGCTTCAGGAACACTTGAAGCAGTTAAGTTGTTGCCAGGTTATGACGATGCTATTAAGCAATTAACCGAAAAAGCAAAAGTTCCATTAGAGGAACCTAAATTAGAAATTTAATTAAATAAAAAAAAGGGGCACTAATTAAAGTGTCCCTTTTTTATTTATGGATTGTTAGGTATGGTGCCTATTCTTATTAACCCATTTTTCTTTTTCTTTTCTTAATTTTTGCTTCTCTGCGTTTTATAGCGGCTTCTCTTTTTATTCTCATTCTTTCGACCATTGGCAAAGCTCTGATAGAATCTTTTGTACGTTCTCTTGTTTCAGCTCCTTTAATTTTACCTTCTTCTTTACGAACTTCTTTTGCTTTAGCTTCTATAGCAACGTCACCTCCTGTTTCTTCAATTCCAACACTTCTAGGGTTCCATCCTAATCCAACCATTACACGTTGCCATGCTTGATTTTGTGAGTTAAACATTTGAGAAGTATTTTCTACTTTATTAACAAGCCTTTCCATAGGGAAATTAACAGTTGCCTCAACTCCTTTACCAACTATAGAATACATTGGGCCTAAGTGAACTCTTCCATCTTGCATAACACCCCAACCTCTTTCTTTTATAAGGTCTTTATCAAACTTTGTTTGTTGTAGTCCACTGTATATTTTTCTTACTTTAGATCCAATTGGTGGAGATATATTTGTAGCTTCCAATACTACTTTTGTATAATCCGCTTTATACCCTTTTGGTTCCTCTTCCATGTATTTCTTAATTACATTTTTCAATGTAACCAATACACCACCAAGCAATCCAGTACCTCTTACAACGGAGTCAACAACACCGCTTGCTACTTCTATTATTTTTTTATCTTTTTCTTTTAATCTTTTCTTTTTAACCTCGTCTTCTTCGTCTTCATCATGGAATAATACTGCGAACAATCCTTGTTGTAATACAGAAAACATTAAGTTTTGTATTGCAAGATAATAAGTTATTTTTGCAATATGTGTTTTAGCATCACCTCTACCGTTTTTAAGATCTAAGAAAGATTTCTTAACTATCCTTGATTGTTGCATTGCCGTATTCTGGAATGTTAATAACAATCTACCAGCACCGCTTGCTTGTTGTTTAGATATGTCTCTAGGATCACCTGATTGTTGTGTTTCATCAGATACTTTAGTAAAATCACTCCATGCTGCAGCTTCTGCTTCTTGCTCTGTTAACCCTTCTTTTAAGTAAGATTTAATTCTATTTCTATAAAATGGAGCCCCCCCTGATGCAATAGCAAAACTATCTGCTAATTGCGTTGGCGTATATCCAATCTTTAATAAGTATGATATTACAGCTGTTGGTTTATTACGGCTAGTAGCTGCAGCATTAGCAATTTCAGCAGCAGCAACATCTTCTTTAAGACCACCGCGTCTTTCTTTCATTTTATCTGAATTCCAAATGCGTGCAAAATCTGCCCAATATTGTGGTTGATTAGCAAAAGCCGCTCCAGCTGCTATAGGATTGTTATCTCTTAAGTTTAAGAAATTGACTGCTCCTATTAGTTGCAATGCAGCAGATCTTGTATTTAAGAACATTATAGTTCCTGTAGATCCGCTAACCCAATCAAGCCACTTATTAGTTATCTTATCTTTACCTTGACTTCTATTTTTACCAGTGGTCATTCTATATAAAACATCTTCTATAGACTCTCTAACATCAGTTCCGTATATAGCTTCAACCTTATTAATGTTAGGTCCAACTAATTTACCATTATCCCATTTACCAAACATCTCTTGAGCATTGTCAATAAACTCTGCTAAGAATTGTTTTCTACCATCGCCTTCTGTTAAGTTGTGAAGATCAGATATAATTGTACTCGCGTCCCAGTTTTCGCCAGGTTTAACCCAACCATTTCCTTGTCTACCAAGCACAACTAATCCAGACATAAAGTCATATAATTCTGTATCATTATTAACTAAAGAAGTTAGCTCGCTTGTATCGCGTTTGGATAGCCCTGGGATCTCCACATCTGATCCATTCCACATTGCAACACGCAAAGCTTGATCGTATGTAAAGTTTCCATCTGGGGTCAATTTTTCAAGCTTCTTTGCAATACCTGGAAATGCTTTTATTAACTCCTTATAATTGTTTTTAATAGATTGTCTCGCAGCATCCATCAAATCATTACCATTAGCATAAGGTTTTAACAATGCATCCGAAAAGAATTTCATTTGCGCTTCACCTTCAATACCTTTACCTAAGAAATTATATAATAATAATTCAAAATCCGCTGCTGATGCTGGAACATATAGATCAAATAAGTTTTTATTTGCTCCTTTTCTTTTTGCTACAATGTCAGAGTATTCAATTGCAGGGCCAATGCCTGTATTCTTAGATATTATCTTATTGAATTCTGAAGATATAGTTTTACTAAATTTAATCTTTGCTTGTTGTATAGGTGATTTTATGTCAACAACATTTAAAACATTTTTAACTTGGTTGTTTTGATTATTAAATGTTTCTATATTTCCAGCAGTGCCTTTTTTTGAAATTATATATACTCCATTATCGTAAAAAGAATTCCACCCAATTTTATTAGCAATAACATTTGCCATTGCATTATATAGTTTTCTTCTACTTGGCTCTTTTGCTGCAAAAACAAATGTTTCAATATTTTTATTTTTTGCATATTCTATTACCCCATTTATAACAACTCCAAATACTTCTGCGGCATTTCCAGTTCCTGTTATTTCTGTACCACCTTTATATCCTTCAAATATTAATTGATAAGTTTTACCTGTTCTTTCTTGTAATATATCGTCTTTATTAAGATTATATTTTTCTATTAATGTATTTATAGTAGGAATTAATAATTCAGGATAATCAATATAAGCGGAATCCGCTAATTCTATTTTGTATGATTTGCCTTTAACTTCAAAATCAGCAAAACTTGAATCTTCATAATAAGTCCACTTTAAATCTTGTTTAGAAGTTAAAGAAAACTTAACCATTGCTTGTTGCACTTTTGAATCTACTCCCGAAATATTTAAAGCTTTCTTAACTGCCTCAACGTTTTGTATCGCATCATCAGCAAAGTAAAAGTCATTATATCCTTCTGCCGCTTTTGCAGTCATCCAATCCGCTTTTGATTGTGCTAAACTGCTTCCTAAACCAGTTATATTTTCCAAAGGTATATCAATACCAATAGAAGATAAAAACTCATGAATTGGACCCGCGGCATTAGCAGGACGAGCCGTAAGTATAAAAAAGTTTTCAGGACCAAACTTGCCAATCATTTTCTTCATCTTTTCAACCATTGGGCCTGGTTTTCCATCAACAACTTTACTAAATTCAGAGAAGTCAAATACCGCTCCAGCATCTAACATATCCCCGCCTTCTTTAGCAAACTCTTCCGCATTCAATTTACCAGTCGACCCATCAGACATTGTGTATAGCACACTCCCTGAAGTTAAACCAACAGTATCATCAAAGTCAAAAACAGAAATACCCTTTAACGTTTTAGACGGCTGAATAGATTTAACTACTGCAGATATTGTTTCATTATTAAGGCGAGTTTGCCTTGCTCCAATTCCAGCAGTAGCCTCTTTAACTAATCTATCAAATCTTGCTTTTGACTTGTACATGCTAGTAATATCATGCAAATACTTCTTAAACGGCACTAAAGCTTCTACAAACTCTAAGTTTTCATTTCTATTTTTGCCTGTATATTTTAATTTAACATCAGTCAAAGCTTGATCAGCTTGCTTTGGAATAAGATTAATTTTTAATGTATTTATATAATTTTTTAGTTGAGGTAATGTAATTTCTTTATTTAAATATTTACGTAATTCACTTTTTAAATCATTTATTGTAGTATTATGTTCTAATATTACATCTTTAGCTTTTAAATTACTAGTATAAAACCCCATTTTATACATTTTTCTTAAAGACCCTTGCATATCAGTCCCTAACAATGTTATATGGTTTAATCCTTTTTCTATGTTTTTAGCACCACCTAAATCTCTATAATAAGTAAGTGTTTTTAATACATGATTTGAAGCTAAATCTGCCTCAGAATTTATAATATCTATTAATTTTACAACGTCTGTAGAATTTTTAGATAAAACAGTTTTTATGTTTGTAATCGGCATATAAGAATCAATTCTTTTGCTATCTACAAATATATAAGATCTAGGTTCACCATTAACTATTTTTTCTTCAATACTAATTATATTGTCATTGAATAATTGATTTGTTTTTTCTATCCCTAGTATTTTGTCAAGAGCTGGCTGTAGTACGTATGTAAGGTATTCCTTATTAGTCGTTATAAAATTACCGCTATTTGTTTTGTAGGATTTAACTTCAGCTCTTAAAAAAGTTGTTAATTCTTCTATTAATTTTTTATCATTACTTTTATTTGCTTTTATCAATCTTTCTAAAGCTTCTTCAGATTCAATAGACCCAAGTCTATTAGCTAAAGATCCTAGATTTTCTTGTTTAGCAGCCTCTAACCTTCTAGCGTAAATTAAATATTGACTTAATACAGGCGATTTAGTTTTAAAATTTATATCTCTTTTATCATAACCTAAATAAGTCTTTATTGTACTATATTCATTAGGTGTTAATGTTTTAATCCAATCAAATAAATCAGTCTTTGCTTCAGAGATAGCTAGTTTTTCTTTTGCGCTTTTTGAATATTTTACATTACCTCTTTCCGCTTGTCTTATAACCTCTATAGCAAACGTGCCTGTAATTTCTACACCTTGGCGCTCTTGATTTGCTTTGAAAGCTTCTGATATTGGACCATCATTTTCAATGTCCTCATTAATAATGTCAAAGGCGGTTTCCTCTGCAACAGCTTTTGCTAAAGATTCTTTTCTACCTCTTAATGGATTGCCATCTGGCCCAATTATTTGATCAAGAAATTGCGAGTCTGATATATTATTATTAACATTAGGTAATCTTCTAACTAATTCCGCCCCTGAAGTTCTTCCTGCTTGATCTGTTGTCGTTTTCTCTCTATCAATCTTTTTTCCAACCCAATCTGGAAAGTTAGTCCATTTGCCATCAATTTGTTTTTGAATAGCAATAGGCATTCCTCCTTGACCATCTTTACCCATTAACCACGTAGTAGTCATATTCTCTAGAACATACTGTTTGTTATCTATTAACCAATTTTGAAGTTGATTATCTTTTTTACCACCCATTGCGGTTTTAACATCAATATCTAATTGTTTTCCAACTTCGTCTCTAATTTCAGAAATTAAAGGCGTTACTGTTTTGTTTAATGATATTGGTGCATCAATCCTAGATTTTATTGTTCTAATTATAGTTACAATCTTCTTTGTGACTGTTTCTAAGACTTCTGGCGCAAAAACTTTTGATTCTAATGCATTCTTATACTTTGGCTTTTCTTTTGCCGCCTCAGTAAATCCTTGATCGGCCGTTTCAGTCGCCATTAAACCTTTTTCTTCAGTCGCGTCTTTACTAAATTGTTTATCTAATATTCTTCTTGATGTGGCAATTGCTCTAAATGGCAAATACTTGTTTATCCAAGCTGCCAAAGGAATAGACTTATTATAACTTTTAATAAGATCCAAAATTCCACCTACTCCGGTTTCTATTTCATCTGTGAATAAGACTCTGTCAAATCCAGGAGCGTTTTTACGTTTATCTACTATTTTATTTGTAATAGGTTTGAATAGCTTTATGATATCGTACGCTCCGCTTTCTCCTTTTGTTTCGTATATTTTTTGAACTTTATCAGAAGATATTGACCCACTTTCGTTCTTAATTATTTCTTTAACAACATCTTCTTCGCTTACTTCTTTTTTAATTGTAGGCTGCGCAGTTGCCTCTTTTGCAATTGCTCTTTTAAGTTCGCCTTCTAATTTTCTAACTTCTTGATCGTATTCATCTGGATCATAATCCCCCTCATTTTCCTCTAAGTCTACAAGTTTTTGCTTAACTAATTCAACAGGTGATTTAGATAAAGCAATTTTTTCCGGGTCTCCTCCAAAAGCTTTTCCGGCAAATTTAATTAAATTAGAAGGTTCCTTTTTGCCAAAATGAGCCTCCTTATTATAATCTTTTATAAACTGGTATACATTTGCACCTTCATTTTCTTTGAATTTTGGAGCCCAATTTGGTAACAAATTATTTACAAAATTACGCGTTGCATTTAAAGAATCTTTTGGCAATTCAACACCGTCTGAGCTTAAATCCGATAATGCATTTAATGCTTCCTCGTAGTAGTCAGTGTCTTTTATTAATTCACCTTTTTCGTCTCTTAACCGTAACCCTTTTTTATCTTTCTTAGAATAACTAGCATCAATACGAGCGGTTACTAAAGCATGCAAGTTAGCGTCATATTTTTCTAAGTAATTTAGTAGGTCTGCCCCCGCTTTGTCTACACCTTTTTGATCTATAAAAGCTTTTTTTACAGCTGAATGTAAAACTTCATGAGAACCAACTCCTGTTCTACCATTTAAAGCAGAATTTTTTATATGCACTAAAGCCACATCTTTAGTTACTTCAATGCCATTTGAATCTATCTCTGTAACGGTGGCATTAGCCCCTTCAATAGTTCCGTCTTCAATTCCTTTTTTAAATTCTGAAATTGACTTTGGATTTGACTTAGCTTTGTCTGTTTTTTTATATGCTTCAACTATAGAGGCGTTTGCATCAGCTCCTTCAAAAGATAATAAGTCAATATTAACATCATTGTTTTTTGCAAATTCTTGAGCATTATTAATACCATCTTTTATAGCGGAGGTATAATGGTTTTCAGCATAATTTTCAAAAGCTTTTTGCTTAATTACCTTTTCTGAAACATTTTTTTCATTAGATAATTCTAACTCTTGTTTTGCTTCACTTAATAATTCTTGAGATTTAACCGCATCTAAATTATTAAAATTAGTGGCGATTTGATTAATGCTAGTTTGTTGCATTTTTTTATTATACATACCATAGCCATTTGTAAGATCAAAATGGAATCTAGCTTCATTATTGCTTTTAATATTTTCCGCCTTAATATTTGGGTCTGTTAATAATGTTTCTCTTTGACTTATTAATTCATTAAATTTTCCTCTATAATGCCCTTCTAATACCTTTAATTGTGCAGGTTGTAAACTGCCATCATTGACAGCTTCTAAAAAATCTTTATTTACGCTTCTAATTTGTCTATTAACATCCCCTATTTGAGTAGCTTGTTCTAATGTTAAATCAACTCCAAGCCTGTTTATAATATTGCTTTCAATACTTTCGCTTTCGTCTATTAATTCAGTTACTAATTTTTGTACCGCAGGAGTTTGCTCCGGCAAAGGTATACCTTGATTTAAAGTATATCCAGATACACCTGTTAATTCACTTATTTGTTTAGCAATTTCTTGTATTCTTTTACTTTGTTTTTTTTCAGCTAATTCGCTAACAACTGCTCTTTTTAATACCTTTACAGTATCTACTCCTCCAAACCCAGTACCCATTATACCACCTTGAGCAAACGATTCTAACGATTCAGTGGCAACATCAAAGAAGTTTTTATCTTCACCAAGGATTGCATAGTCAATAAAATTATTTGACAAAGTTGTTCCTAATTCAGATAACCCTTCAGTCTTAAAGTTTTTAATATTAGTTTTCCCAGCCCAAATTAAACCTTCTTGTAACGTTTTTTTAGGCAATAATTTTGTAGCATCCCCTAAGCCCTTTAAAATTTTTAATGTTCCTAATATTTCAAAAGTTACTTCCGATGCCCCATATAATGCTTTTGCCCCGAATTTTTTATATTCAGGTAAGCTTAATAATGCTTCATCTTTTGCTATCTGCTGTTCTAACCCCGCTTGTTCAAATGGATTAGTTGTATTTTTTAAATTATAATAATTTTCGCTTAGCCTTGTTTTAGCGTCTTCCGCTTCAATAGCCATTTGAGTAGATTTACCGCCATAACCACTAGCAAAGAATAAAGGCATTGCTGCTGGCCCAGTAAAAGCCATGCCTATTGATGGCACATTATTTACTATTCCACTCATTAACCAATTACCAGCGTCATCAAAACTTGTTATTTTGTTAATACCTACGGCTTTTTGATATTCTTTTTGTTTTTTATTCATCTCACCGGCTAAATAAACAAAGCCAGAGGTATCTCTTTTCATTACTTCTTCATGAGTAGAACCTGTTAAAATAGCACTGCCATAAGCAGATAAATCTTTTAATCCCACGCCCACATTAGCTACGGTTGATTTTGTTGCTGTTACAAGTTGACTAAATCGATTATAATTTGCTCCAAAACTTTCAATAGCAGGTAACATAACCTCATTTGTAGTATTAGTTTCTGTTTCTAATTGCTTTTGTCTATCACCTAAATTATTTTGTTCTGCTTGTAAACTTAAAAATTCATCTTGCAATAATTTTCCTTCTTCAATTGTTTTAGAAGGGGCTAATTTATAGTCTTTAAATTTAGTTTCAAATTCTTTTGCTCTAACATTATAGCCGGCAATGGCTTGATCAAAGGCTTTTACGGCATGTTTATTTTCGTTTATTGCTTCTTGACCTATTATTTGTAGATCTTTTCTTTCTGATGGTAAAAGTGTCCTAGAATATTCTGTAGAAGCTCTTTCTATAAAATCAGATTTTCTATTTTTATCCCAAGCAATAATTTTTTCTTCATTCAGTTCGGGTAATATACCTGTTTTTTTCCAAGTTTTATATAAATTATAATCATCTGGATTTTCAAAATCTTGTTTTGTTATACCCGTATAAGCCGCTCCAAAACTTCCTCCAATTCCTAATGATGAAGTGTTAGATTGTAGGTCTTGCTCTAAATCTTTAAATTTAGCGACCATTGCGTTTCTAGCTTGTTTTGTTTTTTCTTCAGGGGCTAAAGAAGGAGGAGTTATTTTTGATAAATAATTTGGGTTTGTTTTACTTACTCTTTGCTTTGCTTTACTAATATAATTTATATCTTTTATCTCAGAAATATATTCGTTCATTCCCTTTTGATCTTTTGGATCAAAATCTCTACCAACTACTAATTTTGCCTCTTCTCCACCCGTAGTAGGGCCTGGTTTTGCATCTATAAGTTTAAAATTAAAGGTATCTGAAAAATTATTTTGCGATACTTCAATTCCTAACCTATTTAATTTTTTGTTTAGTTTTGAAACCGTATTTACTTCGCTTTCGTCCTCTAAATCATACTTTAAAACAGTATCTGGATTATCAAAACTTATTTCGTCTTTTGCTACTTTAGTTCTATATTCAGCTGTTTTATTTAATTCTAATTGTTTTTTTGCTTGAGAATCTTGCTCAGCTACTTTTTTGGTAATTATTTTTTTATTAGCGTCTTTCCACATAATAGAAGAACTGCCAATACCTGTTTTTATTTGGTTTTTGTCTTCAACTAAACTAGACGCAAAGTCATCAACACCGCTAGTTTTTAGTAAATTAACTTTTGTAGATACCGATGAAGGTTTTGCCGATTTGGATACCGTACTTTTTACAGTTGCACCCGCATCCTCCCTTGCAACTGACTTTCGCTTTCCCGGCACTTTAGTTGTTACTTCCTCAGTTGCCTTTTCTTTTTTCTTTTTTGGTTTAATTCCTCTATTACTAATAAATTCGTCTAAAGTCATATTCTCTTTCTTTGCAGATGAAGCTAATTCGTCTTCCGTATACGTATACCCATTTGGGTGAATATATTCATTCATAAAATATTAATTTAATTTATTATTATGGTTTTGGTTTAGCTGGAATGCCTAAAATAGTTTCTCTAAAATATTCGCCAGTTACTTTATCGTTACGTATTTCTGAAAGGTCAGGAGAAACCTCTTGTACTACTCCTTTTTCTTTATCAAATATAAATGTTTTTTGCCCGCCCTTTGATGGCACAACTAGTTCCGTAGTTTTTCCAGCAACTAATAGCGCATATTTATTTTTATAGTCGTCAAGTTGAGATTCGCTAAAATAAGGTTGATTTGCTTTAGTTTCTGCTTTAGATGTAGCTACTTTAGGATCTTGAAAAGTTTCAACGCTACTATCCTCCTTTAATAAATCTTGCGTGTGTTTAACTTGTGTATTCCAAAAATGTTCTTTATAATTTTTTAAAAAATTAGCTTTATCTTCTTCTGTTAAAGCTTTAGTTGGATCAAAAGTAGGAGCGTCCTTTATAGTTTTATCTAAAATATTATTATTATATATTACAATTTCGCTATCTGACATTCCAGCAATACGAGATTTTAATAATACATTAAGATTAGTATCGCCCATAACTTTAGTTTTATCAACTTTTGCAACTAATTTATAAGCGCCTGTTTGACCCCCAATATATTCTTTTTGGTAGTCGATTTTGCCAAGTTTATTTGTAAGCAGCATAGGTTCAGTTAAACGTCCCGTGGCTTCTTTTATCTCTTCGCCTTTAACTGTTTGGGTTTTAGTTTCAAAAACAGTGTTTACTGTATTTTTAAGTTTTTCATTTGAAACAGACATATCTGGCACGGATCTAATAAAATCTCCATCTCCATAATAATCTAACTCCTTCATTTTATTAGCATAGTATCTTTTAATAGGGGTCGTACTTCCTTTTTCATAGATTTCCCATACTAATTTATCAGGGTCATTATCTTCATATACAGCTTTTTTAGAACCTGGTAATCTGCCTTCCATAATGTTAATAGCCCTAACATCTCCAACAGGCATATCTGTACTAAGTCCGCCTTCTGTTCCAGTGGGCTTTAACATTACAGTTTGTAATTTATTAGAATAAGAATCAAATTCTCCTAAACTGCCTGTAAATCCTGATACAGTATTGTTTATTTTAGCAAGTTTAGCAATAGCGCCTTGTCTATCCTGTATAGTACCGCCTAATAGTCCTGATTTAAGTTTAACAGCTTCTTGAATCAGCGGCTCAAATGTAGCAGATAAATCTAATTCCTTGTTTCCTTGTTGAGACTCGCCCATTTTCGTCCGCAAAGCTAAGGCATAGTCTTCTACTTCTTTTTGGTTAATTTGCAGTTCTTTAGCATTTATCTCCTGTTGCTTCTTTAACTCTTTTTGAGCTTCGGCTTCTCTAGCAGCATAGGTTTGCGCATATCCGGAAAAAGCTCCAGCTATAGTTGTTTGTAAGTTTCTTATATGCTGCCCTGATTGTGTATCTACTATTTGTTCTGGATTTTCGTATGCTCCCATTTATTACATTTTATTTATTAATAATCAACACCTTCTTCTAATATCCCCTGTCCCGGGGTATCTACTTTTTTGGCGTTCCGGGCCCAGCGGCGCTCATATATGATCCCGCGGTTGATGCCAATCCGCCAATCATGCCTGTTATTGCCCCTGTTTGATCTGCTCTAGCCTGCATTTCTTGCGCTTGAGATTGGCCTAATTGACCGGCAACTCTATTCATTTTAGCTACCTCTCTACCTTCTCTCGTTTCAAACATAAATGATTTACCTCTAGCCTCAGCCTCTTGTACTCTTTGGGCTTCTGACATTTGCACACCTTGAAGTCTTTGGCCTTCCGCCATTTTAATTTGTTGCAATTGCTGTTCGCCTTGAGCTCTTAATTTTTCATTACCAGCTTCTTGTTGTTCAATATTTGCGGAGATTCCTTGTTTAGATTTTAAAGCAGCTTGAGCCAAAGCAGTTGCTCCACCGGCACTTGCACCAGTTTCTTTTAATGTATCTAAAGTATTCGCTAGAGACATATCAACTTGTTCTGCTTCAAATTTAGCGGCTTGTGTGGCTACTCCTAAGTTAGCAAATGGATTAGAAAGAGAGCCAGACAAATCTTTAGCGATGCCACTAACGTCTTTAACCCCTTCGTATGGGTTTATAATCGCTTGTCTGCTTGATTCTAAACTATTTAATTCTTTTTGCAATCTATCTTTTTCTCTAGCTGCTCTTTTAGCCGCTTTACCGGCTCCAATGGAACCAAATATCCCGCCTAAAATTTGAGCACCTCCGGATATTGCAGCCGCGGCTATTAATGGAAATGGCATAATTTATTTATTTAAAGTTTATATTTTTTTTATCTAATATGATGATTCAACATATTCTGCTGAAACAGCAAACAATTCTGCAGCGGTTGGGGTAGAATCATTAACAAATGTTATTTTGGCTGTTGTATAGAATCCTTTAATGCCATTTATAGAATTTCCATAAATTACTTCTCCGTAAGACGCCCCGGTATTATTTATTATAGTTCCAAAATATTTGTTTTCTTTCCTTTTAAAGTTATTAACAAATAATTGATTTTCCAATGCGGCTAAATTACTTGCATTTACTGTTTTAGCAATCGGCAAAGCTATATCTGAATTAGAATATAAACTTTCTAAATACCATCCTCCGGAACCTTCATAATTAAACGTATTAAAGTTTTTTGAAACGGATACATTTGGGTTAAAAATAACAGTAACGTTAGCATCGTATTGAGTTTCATAAAAATTACAATAATTCGTTAAGGTAGTTATAGGGTTTGCGTAATGCAACCATATGTCACCTTGTTTAAATGTGTAATAATTATTTCTTAAACTACCAATAAGATTTGGTTTATAAGAAAATCTACTGGTCCACCCGTTTGAATCTTCATCGAAAGATAACGTTTGGAAGCTTTCAGTATCTGGTGGTTGGAGAGAGACTATATATTGTTTATTATACATATCCCATCCACCAATAATTTTTCCTTTATCTCCAATTAAAGCAAGATTATCTCTAAAATAATCAACCATTCCATATGCAGATATTTCAGTTATTCCATCTTGGGATAACCTTAAAACAACATTTTGATTTTTATCTACAAAATACTTTCTATAACCGTAAACAGCAAAACTTTCTGGGTTTGTACTTATTCCATAATTACCAGCATATGCTTGTATTTGGCCTATCACCTGGACTCCAGACGTAGTCATTGGCTGACCTTCTGCTGAATAAATAGCATCTTTATCAATTAAAGCTCTACTTACTTTTTGTTCTTGAAAGACTACTAAGTTTGTATCTTCAGCATATAATTTTTGTATAGATCCATTTGCAGGATCTATACTTCTTGTTATATCCTCACCAACAGAAAATTGATTTGTATTGTTTATACCTGTTCTAGAGTTAAATACCCCGGAATATATCATTGAGTTAAATCTATGTTGTTGGGAAATAGAGTCTTCAACCAGGTATGCTTTCACTCCAAAATCTACAGATGTATTATTATACCCCCCTCGTATCCTAGCTTCTTCAATATACCAATCTGATATTATTGTTTTAGAATATGCTGCTGGGATATGATCAAAATCCTGTATAGGGCCAAATATAACTTCTGTATCTGTAGGTATTTCTATAGTAACAGGGTTTAGCAAGGTTATTGTATCAGTATCATTAACGTACAAAATTATATTACTTTGTAACTCTCCATCCACGTAATATTCAACACTTTGACCAACGCCTAAGTATACATCAGAGCTTGCCAATGTCATGGTAACGCTATCTTCACTAATAACTCCTAATGTGTTATTAGATGTATTTATAACATTTACAATGGTATCCATTTTTTTTAACCAAAATGAATTAAAATATTTTAATTCTAATGTTGCTGCCATATTTAATAATTACTTGTTTTTTATATTTTTAACTAATTCCTTAAGGCGTTTCAACAAATTGATATAGGTTTCTTCCTAAATTAATTAATGGATCTCCATCTTCTGCCCAAGCAGTTTGATTTGTGTTTTCTGGCAAAGGCAAATTAACAACTCTACCCAAACTATCAAATTTAGCGGAGAATAATGGATTATTAGTTACAGGTGGATCGGAACTATAAAAGTCGCCTACATTATAATTCCTATTTGTATTTTGGAATAAATAAAATTTATTTGCCAATGGAGGTGTCCATATTTCTGCAAATAAGTTATCTTTATAAAATTGATTTACATGAATTCCATTATTAGTCGTTGCCCATACGGTGCCTCTTGCGTCATTTGTAGCATAACTAAATGTAATTATTTCTCCGCTTGGTATATCCGCAACGAGATTTAGCGCTAATATAATTGTTGTGCCAACAACACTTGTTATTTGACAATATGGTATAATTGAACCAGGTAAAGTTACAAATAAACCCTCCACCAATTGCGGGTCTATAGTTGTTAAAACCAATATGTTACTTCCATTGGTAGCTATAGCGGCCAATGTATTAGTAGTTGAAAAATTAAACCCCACAGAAGCATCTTGTACTACATAAGGAACTCCATTAGGTTCCCCAAAAAAGTCTTTTATTTGTATATTATACTCATAAGCTGTTGTTATAGCCGGTGGGTTAACATAATCAGGATAAGGCGGAGGCACCGGAACAGGAGGTAAGCCAAGATAGCTATAGTTAGCGTCTTTAATATTTACCGCTGTATAAAAATCAGGGGCACACGAGCCTATCCATCCAGGATCCTGTGTAGTTTCATAATTATGCCATACTACCAAACAATACTCGCCAGGCGCGGATGTTACAAATGAAGTTGATCTTTCTATGTATGTACCTATTTCTAGTCCTAACCCTATAGTTTTTATACCTAACTTATCCGCTACTCCGTCTGTCCATTCCGTTGGAATAACTTGAGGTGGACCTACATTATTATCATCTACAACCGCTTCCCATATATTGTTAGGAGCTAAATGAGATTCCCTGTAATATAATATAAATTTAGCGTTACTTTCTCTTCCTTCATTAGCCGCGCTTATTCCTATAGTTCGCACCTCCCATTCTAAAGACCCTTGCTTAAGTCCAAAAATTGAGGCGGGATCATACCCTATGATAGCTCCATTTGCCTCTTGAACATTCACATAACTTTGGTATGCGGCGGATGTTGGAGATGGATTTGTTTGTAATAAATCTGGTAAATTTGTATTAATTCCTGTTATTGGATTTAAACTATAATCTCCTGCCCCAATATATACCGCTCCATAGCCTTGCCCAGGTACCGGGGCACAAGTTATCCCAGACCCAGTATAATATTGCCAAACAAAACTACTAGTATCATAATATTGTAAATAATTATTAACTGGCTTCGGGCCAATAGTAATATTAACAATAATAGTATTAGATAGTGTTGCATATGGATTTGTGCCTATTAATTCTGTAGGCGGAACCGCTAAAAATGCGTCTTGTATTTTGACCGTTAAAGAATAAGTTCCTAAAGGAATAGTTGCGTTAATTAAATCTATTATTCCGTTTGTTGGATTAGGTATAGAAAAATAATTATTATCATTACCACTAATTATACTCCAATACAAATCTACTTGATTTAATCCAGTATTATAAGATCCGTTTTGAGCTGTTACAGTAACAACAGGCCCTGCCGTTTGGTCAATAGTCGTATTATAGTATGGAAAATTATTAATAAATGAAGGTATTATATTACCTAATCTATTTTTATAAATCACCGTAGAAAATACGTCTTCCTGCCATTCAACATTTATAGTAAAGGTAAAAGAACTATCTAGGGGCGCATTGTGATCAAAAACAAAACTATCTTTTATTATAAACCTATAAATACCAGATCCCAAAAAGGTTTCCTCTATACCAAATTTTGGGGTTACCACAAGTCCGGAATTTGTTTTAACTTCCAAAAATGTAGGTACACTAAATAAAGTTAATGGAAACCCTGTATTATTTAAAATTATAAACTCTTCAGTTATATATTTAGAATCTGAATCTCCAGTAATTGTACTGGAGCCATTTGGATTTTGATCTTCAAAGAACAAAAATCCTGGAGAACTTAAAGAAGCAGGTCCATCGTACCCGTTAAGGACATCGTAGTTTAAATCAGATATATATCCAGTTGATGCTGTTTCCCAAAACAATGCTAATAAAGAATCTACCGGAGTTGTCTCATATACACTTAAGAAAGGAATCATTAAATTACTAGTAACCCCTATTTTTTTAGTTGTTGTAACTCTGCCTATTAAGGGTTTTGTTTGTAATTGATAAAAATTAATACTAGCAGATCCTTTGATATTGTCAACTGTATTTTCTAAGAAATTAAAATCCAATGCAGTAGCAATAGAAGATACCACATCTGCTTTTCTAGAAGGAAAATATTGTACATTTTCTGCTTTTGTAATAGTAAAATTAATAAAATCAGGGTCTCTTGTCCAGTTTGGTGGTGAAAATGTAATAATCCCTAACAATGGATCGCTGGGGTCTACTACATTTGAAACAACCACTGTATTTGCATACCATGCCAATGGGTTTGGTATTGTTGGAGGGGCTAATGGGTCTGGATCTGGGTTTGGGATGGGAGCGTTTGATTCATCACATTGTATGCCGTCTCCAGGTCTTATATTATTTAACGCTCCAGCATTAGTTGCTAAAGTATATTTTATAGTCGTTGCATATCTATTATTATATGGTGTATTACCTATCAACGATAGGGGCACATGAGTATTCTCAACCCTACCAAACAATTGAACACTACTCCTATATTGTTTTTGGTCAGGGCCTACCTCTGTAAGATCTCTTGGTATTTTATTTATATTATCATTGATTAATACAATATGGCTTGTTTTACCTTCTTCACCAACCGGGAAAGTGGTAGTATTTATTCCATTTTGTAATACTGGATCTACGCCTGTATATGTAACTTGGGAACCAAATGTTTGCCCAGAAGGGTAGCCATTTAATACGCCAGGTAAATACGCATTGTAGTATTCTTGTTGTTGTTGTTTTACTACCACTTTATACGAATACCACCCAATTTCATTTATAGTATAAACAAACTTAGTATCAATAGCAGGTGTTGATGGATATGCCGGTAAGTATAACTCGTTTATTTGTCCGTTAGTAGTTATAATGTAATCTCCGCTTGGCGGAATTGGGAATAAACTAGGGTTATTAGTCGTATATGGTGGATCTATAGGAGTTGGATAAAATATCCATTCTACATTAGTTATTTCAACATAATCGGTAAATGCTCCTCTCATAAATTGGCCTATTACAGGTATTGTATTTGAAAGAGCGTCTGTGTCTAAAGTAAAATTATAAGTATTGCTAGTTATTGATCCCGCGGTTATAGAAAAGCCATTAGGGGATGTTTGCTCAGCGTATAACCCCGGAGTACCTAAAGGTATATTCCTATCCGATGCAATTGGATCATTCACTAATACCAATAATGCATTACCAAACCAACATTTTACATCCGGGAATGGAGTAGTATCAGATTGATATGGGGCAAATACTGTAGAACCCCCGAACTTTACGGCATCGCCCGTTGTTTTTAAATCTACTGTAGATAGTATAACAGAAGACTGCCTTCCAAACTTATCGGCCAATACAAATCCAACTTGATAATTTCTATTTTGTTTTAAAGTATGATTTGGATACTCTATAAAATTAGTGAATTTATCTGATTTTGGTTGTACCGCTGTATTATAATTTATAGTAGACGGAGGAGAATATACATTATAAAAATTACCATATATAATTCTATTGCCAGCAATATCTTGTGCTAACGCTCTAGTAGGTACAATGTCATATACTCTAATAGTTTGGCTTTCTGACAAAGTTTTATAAGGTTTTTGCGACTGATATGGGTAATTATATATATTTGTATTAGGAATAATATTACTTATGGCCACCCATGAAATACTATCTAATACTTTTACCGCAGCGGAATCAGATTCTTTATAAAGAATATCCACGTTAGTTATTTTATAATCAGAATTAATATTTAATCCTGTACTAGGCAATGGAACTAATAATTCAATATTATTAATATTGTTTTCCATCCATTTTAATACAGTACTTCTATACGCAGCTGTTTCATCCCCATTAATAAAGTATCCTTTTTGTCTAGGTATATATGCTATTTGAGTAAATGGGGCCATTAAAGAGTACTCATTGTCGTCAAATTTAAATCTATAACTAAATCTAACATATTTATCTTCTAAAAAAGACGGATCACCAGGCCAAGTAGGGTCTTCATCCTTATTCGTCATGGTGGATGTCAAGAAAGTTAATTGAATTCCAATGGGCGTTATAGAGGGCATCGAAGAATAAGTTGTAATTCTATTAGTAATATAATCAACACTCATAACATATGGGTAATCACAGGAATCAATTTCCGTGGCTACAATAGTCATACCTTCAACAATCCCAACAGTAGATTCTAATTCAAACGTACTGGAATTTATTATATCAGTTACTGTTGTAGTTACTTTACGTATTAGAGAGATTGCTTCTACCGGAGCATATTTAGCCACTGAAATTTGAGTTTCGGTAGTATAATAATTAGGCGTAGTAAAGGCATTATTATAGTTTATTTTTCTTGGTTGGTTTCTATTATCTGTCCAAAATAATAATCCTTCTATAAGATTTACCCCTAATATTAAGTTTGTTTTTGAGAAGTTTAAGAATGTTCCGCTAACTAATGTTGTTGATATTAATGTATTTAAATCATATACCGTAATCTTCATTTCAGCGGCGTCTGGGGGTAATATTATCTGTTCCGGAGTATTATCTTCATAATCAGTTAAAAATTGATATATACGATTATTTTGATTATCCATGAACATACCAATACATTCTAAATTTGCATTAGTTTCATTAACTACCTTATAATTTCCTAATACATTTTGCAATACACCAATATTATTAGTTTCAGATTTACCTACTTCTATATTTAATGCATCTCTATACTGATCATTAGGGATAAGTCTATCGTCCAAATCCTTATTCATTTTAGACGATATAAAACTATTTTTTATTTCTGCCATTTAATTTTAGTGTTTAATCCATTTAGATTTTCCTCTCATAACTTGAGTGATTTCCTCTAACTTGATATTAGATAATCTTATCTTTGCATTTCTTAATTTAGCATTCTTTTCTTGCTTAAGTCTATTGACTATATATTCGGGTTGACCGGATCTTAGGGATAAGATAGCGTGTAATATATGTGCATACATCGCTTCTTCTGCCATTTTAGGAACCCTAGTATCTAAATCATACGCTAATCCATCGGATATATATTCTAGCACAATTAATCTATCAACTAATCCACTACTAAATGACATTTTACCTTCACGGTCATTTATATTAAAATATCCATTTATATTTGCATATTGTGGATCTAATCCATATCTTTCCCCAAACGGACCATATCCAGTTATGTTATCATAATTATAATTATAATTATTTAATGCCTGTGTTGTGTCGTTACTAACATACATTCCGTTAGATTTCCAACGTTCCTCAGTTATAGAGGTACCATCAATATTGTCTCCGAAATTGTCTTGTATTGGAACGCCTCTGGTATCTTGTATTGGGTTTTCATAAGGCGAGATAGTTAAATTATTGGTAGGATACATTGGGTGTTTTACACCAGATTGATCAATCCAGGATACTTTTACATAGTTAACATAGTCTTGAGGTAATACGATGCTTAAACTTGGTGGAATATTAAGTTCAACTGACTTGATACTTTTTAATGTATCATAACTAAATTCTTGCATGCTTCTCTTAGCGTGGAATATAACATCCGTTCTTTTCACAGCAGATATTAATTTTCCATCACCAACATAAGCTACCATAAAGTTATTTATAACATCGTTTAAAGTTAAGTATGAATATCCCCCATAATTCTCTTCAACAGTATCGCCATAAGCATAACTGCCAGGGGTTAAAGGGTTGCCATAATTACCACCGTCTAAAGTCTTTAATTGTACAACAACATAAGTTCCTATGCTCCAATAAACGGGATTAATATTATATATCGTATTACCAATCACATTATATTCAACGGTTGGAATACCACTTGAACCAAGCACCTCGTTAAAGTCACCGGGTAAACCAGTAGAACTTATATAAAGCTTGAAGTTATTTAAAGCGTAATTAGGATTGTTTGGATCATCGCTTCCAAATATTAAATCTGTATTAAATGTTGTTGTAAAGCTATTAGTTGGCTGCGGAGGTCCTATTCCAGAAGTATTTTCATTTACTACTTGAAATCCCTGCGCTCCTTCGTAATATTGTCTATTTGTTTCGGTAATTAAACCATTATTAGGTATAGGCATTTTTTATTAGCTTTTTGAGTTAATGGTTTCTGCTTGCGCTTGTTGCGCCGCGATTTGTATAATCTGTGGATCTTTTATAATAATACCAGAATAAAGTAATATTTTAGTTATTATATTAGTTTGTTCTGTAGGGTGTAAATCAAATTGTACTGAAGTAGTTGGAGCATATACATATTGGTAATTTGCGCCTAAAGCAAAATCCCATATAGGATTAGCCGGTTTCCTAATATATGTACAAGTAATTCCAGTAGTTATTGTTGTTGGGTATACTTTAATTATAAAGTCTTTATAAGTGTATACTGGCCAATACTGTGAAGGTTTAGTAATTGGAGATAAGTTTAATTCTAATAGTTCATTTGGTTGAACATATTGAATTTCTTTGTCATCATTATATATTACAGTACCTAATTTATAAAAATCAGTTACTGCTGGAATATTAAATCCACCTATTGTAGGTAGACAAGCTCCATCTGTTTGGAAGATTGCAATTTTTTGTTGTAAGTTTTTTACTCTATCACTATATTCACTGTCATTCCTAGGTACTCTTATTTGTTGTGTAAGGTCCTCAAAATATTCATTAAATATTTCTAATTGAACTTGAGCCGCGGTTTTATTAAATTCGTCAGGGGTTAAATAACCTCTTTGTTCTTTATTAAGAATTAATAAAACAGTTCTATAAACTATATCTACATTTACTACCATTTGCTATCTTTATTATAATATTAAGGCGGTAACCGTAGCTACCGCCTATATATTAGTATTACGTATTATTTAAGTTTTTTCTCTATAGACTGGTAAATTTGAATACCTTCATCAGTCTTAAAAAATGCAGCCATTGCAGAATATGGATTCTCATCAAATGGCACTGTCATTAATTTTCTATCATTTTCACCCCACATAAATGTTCTGTGATCTTGTGATAGTTTTATAATATTCATTTCAGTTGCTCTAATCGCAATGTTTCTAAGTTGAACATTATCGTCATTAGCCAATTCTAAGAACAAAGCAGGATTGTTTCTAGCAAATAGTAACAAATCTCTTTTTATCTCCTTAGAACTCATCTTATTGACTCTAGAACCAACTTCTACTCTTACAATCGCTTCTGCTTCATCAACATCCATACTAAATGCTGCGTTCATTGCTTCAACCTCTAATTCTAAATAATCTAAATCATCTCCAGCTTCTTCAACCGCATTGAATTCGGTATACTTAATATTTAAACCTGGGTGATATATAGATAATAATTTTTGTAAATTTTGTTTTTCTTTTGGGACAAACAAAGTTCCATTTTCAAATATAATATGTCCTAATGTAGCCTGCCCTTTTTGGTCTTTAACCAAAGGAGAGTTTTGATTTGTGGCATATCTTATTTCTTCTTGTTCGCCTGTTACTTTATCAAACCATAACAATGGGTATCTAAGAGTGTGTTTACCTTGCAAAGTATATGTTAACGATGCATGACTATCCGCAATTAAATACGTTCTATCTTTGATTTCCCAGTTATTTTTTGGAGACTCTTTTGTTGTCTCAACCTTAACAGTTTCTTTAACTGTTTCAATATAATCTTGTACTTCAACCTCAGTAACTACTTTTGGTTGGGTTTGTTTTTGTTTTTGAGCAATTGCCATAATATAATATAATTTAATAATTTAATAGAAAAGTAATATTTGCCCCCACTATAATAGCAGGGGCAATATTACCAATTTGTTATACAGAAGCTGTGAACAACACGAAGTTGTTAGCCCCTTGAGTAACTAAACATCTTTCAGACAAGAAGTGTACTTGCATTGCATCAAGATCAGAAGTATAAGCGCCTCCAACAGACCCAGTGATCCAAGATTTCATTCTTCTATCGTCAGCTTGAGAAGCTCTATAACGAACGTGTAAGAAAGGTCTACGGATATTAGTGCCTAATTGTTGATCGTATACAGTAGAAGTTCCGGCAGGAACCAAAACCCCATCAATTGAAGTGTTAGCCATACCTCCACGAGTAGAAGCGTCATTTAAGTATTTCCAGTCAGTTTTATAGAAATCATAAGATCCTCTTCTAAATCCAGAGAAACCTAAGTTTAACGCCATTTGCTCAGAGTTTTCAAATAAACCGTAAGCAACACCTCCAGCAGCACCAGAAGATAAAGAAGCTAACATATCATCAAAGTCAAGAGAAGTAGCTCTGTTCAAGAAGAACATGTTTTCCTCAATAGCTCCTTGAGTATCTAAACCTTTTAAGATTGAATCAAAATCACTTAAACCACTTGCAGCAGTAAAGTTGTTTACGATATTACCTCTTTCTTTGATAGCAGCAAAAAGACCTTGAGTTCCTTTATAAGTTACGCCTGTAGCCGGAGTTAAAGTTGAAACCCCTGAACTAGCGGCTGATAATTCGCCTTCAATAACAGACATTTCTAAATAATCTTCAAAACGCAATCTTGTTTCAGATTCAGCTTTTAAATACCATAAGAATCCACTAGTTCCATCTTCAGTAGCAACTTCAACCCATCCGATTTGTGCGGTATCAGATCCAGAAATTTGGTATCTTTCTTTGATAATGATAGGAGAATTATTGTACTGAGTAAATGACGGAGTTACAGCGTTAATAGACGCATCAGTAGTTCCTTTTACAAATTCAGAACCATAAACAAAGATCTTAAGACCTGATGCTCCAGTAAGATTCACAGTACCAGAAGTTAAACTTGCTTGAGTATAAGGATAAACAGTAAGAGTAGCTGTTCCACCTGTAGTAGATGAAGCATTAACAAGTACTTTAAGTTCAGCACCAGTTGCAGGATTCATAACTACTAAAGTTTGACCTGGAGAAACAACGTTTTGAACGAAGTTAATACCAGTACTACCAACAGCAAATGTTAAAGTAGTTGCAGAACCACAAGATACACTGTTGTAAGCGATATGTAATCTGTTTTGTTCAGACCAGATAACCTGATCAGAAGACATTGGCATTTCAGCTCCTACCATACGTAAGAATCCAGAAAGAGTTCTGTTTCCGTAACGTTCTACTTCAGCTTCATAGATTTCAGGTAAATATTGTTGAGCAAAAGTATTAGCATCACTACCTTGAGTAGTAAAGTTTAAGTAATTTGTCTCTAACGCTTGTTGTTTTTGAGACGGTTTAATAGAACCATAATTAGTTCCAGTAACCGAGTTAATCATGTTTGACATAATTGTGTGTTTTTAATGTTAAAATTTTTTTGTTTGTATTCTTAGTTTAGAAGTATCAACACCATTTATTGCTTTAACCTTAAAACCATTTATAAACCCCTCCCCGGCGGAAGTTACTCTAGGAGCATTCCCGATGTTATTGGATTTAGCAATCACATCTTTAATCGCATCGGCTTTACCTTGCTCATAAAAATGATTTGCAATAGTGTCAACGTTTTCAGCAGCATACATTGCTTTATGATAACCTTTCAAATCTGTTACTTCCCCTTTTTCATTCAAGAACTTCTTGATTAGGTTTGTAATATTTGATTGCTTATCAGCCACAACTTCAGAATTTTGAATTCCGTACCTAAAGTTTTTTTCTCCCATTTTAAAATCAAAACCTTTGAATTCTTGAGAGAAGAAACTTTTAGTATCATCCTTAAACTTTGAATGTTGTGTTTCAACTGATTGTTGTTCTTCTTTGTATCGATTGAAAAAGTCTGTTGCTTTTTGTTGTTCTTGGGTAACACCTGGACGTAATTTAATTTCGTCATAGTATCTACCTTTAAGTTCTTCCAAAAAGCCTTTAGCTTTTGCAACCTCTTCTTTAAACGCGAGTTTTTTCTTTCTGATGTCTCGCTCATCATCTTCGTCTTCATCGTAACTAAATTTATCCTCCATTAGAAATTCAATCTCTTCGGCGTCTAAATGTGGTCTTGACTTTTTGTAATATTCTTTTAATAAAGCTTCTCCATTTACAGAAGAATAGTCAGCATTTAATCTAACATAGTCTTCTACAGTTCCACCAGTTTCTTCCATAAAGTTAACTAGCTTTTCAATGTTTTCCGGTAATGGCTTACTTGTTTTTTCTTCGTTATAACTCCTAACTGTTTCCTCTATTTTAGCTACCTCACGGCTAACCTCTTCATCAGTTATTTCGTTAATTACGACTACTTCTTCTTCGTGATCAATTTTAGCGGTAGCATTTTCGTTGACGGTGTTTCCTTTGCCCACTTCTTGCAATCCCACTTCGGGTCCTTGATTGACCAACACGCTTTCATTTGTGCTTTGCTCTTGAACGGCATCGGTATTTGTTGGTTTAATTGTTAAATCTACCTTTGAAATTGTGCTCGGAGCATCTAATTTCTTCATTTGCGGAGCCTTTTTCTTAGGCATTTTAAATGAACCTTCTTGTTGTACTTGTTCTGACATGATATAATATTATAAAATTGGTTAATAAAATTCCTTACATTCCGAATCCTGCTAAATCATCATAAGAGGATTCAAAATCCTTAGGCATAGAATTATTTTTTCTTTGATCTATTAATTCAGATTGTTGCGTTGCCTGAATTTTAGTTCTTTGATCTTTACGATCTTCTGCTTGTGTTTGTTTTTGTTGAGCAACTTGTAATTGCGTTTGAGCTAATTGTAAATCATAATTAAATTGCTCTGCCATTAATTGTTTCTTAATCAACATCTCTTGTTGCATTCTTTGGATTTCAAATTGAGATTTAGATTGTAAAATTTGTATCTCTGTTTGAGCCAAAGCTTGTTGTTTTTGTACCTCCGCTAATGCGGCTGCTTCTGTATTTTGAGCATTTGCTTGCGCCTGTGCTTGTATATTTGCTTGTTGATTTGATTGATCTCTTTCTAACTTTTTCTTTCTTTTATACTTTAAAGACTGATTAGCTAGTTTAAGGTTTTTAATTTCACGTAAATCAATTGCATCTTCTAGGTCTATACTACCTGTCTGTAATGACATTTGTATATTTTGTTCTAACTGTGCTTTTTCTTCATCCTCTGGTTCTAACTCTAAGTATATACCGAAGTCATGTAAATTAAGGTTTTCAATTTCTTTTAATGTTTCAACACTTGATATAGATATACTATTAATAAGGGCTTCTTTTGTTAATGGGAAATTTAATGAATCACTAACTCTAAGGGATATATTTTCACATATTCTTAATGTTAAATATAAACTTGATTGTAATATATGTTTTGTAGCCGTATTTGAACTCGCTGCAGCCATCTTTTGTAAACCTACTAATGAATCTCTGTCTGGTTGACTACCATCTCTCGCCTCGTTTAACCCGGTTACATCGCGAATCATTTGCAAGTAATATTGATAAGTAGATATTAAAGAACTTATTTTAGCGTTACCTGACGATGTTTGTAATTCCTGGATTGGTACTTTACCTGGGTTTTGTCCTCCATCTTGCGATTGAGATCTACCAACAATACTACCTGTTTGGAAGTACATATTTAATGCTTCTGCAGCATTGTAATTTGTACCATTACCTAAATCAACTTCTGCTAATCCATCAACATCAATAAAAACTCCATCTGGTACCATTCTAGATAGTACTTGTTGTAATTTTAAATGCGTTAATTGGATCATATCCGCAAACGAAGTAGCTCTACTTACTAAAGATTCAATTCTACCTTTGTACATTCTTGGAGCACAAATAGTATAGTTCATTTCAACTTTAGTGGTATCAGCGTAAGGTCTTGTCATGTTCTCAGCCAATTCCCATTGTAGCATTTTTTCAAATCCTAAGATCTTTGCTCCTGAATACAAAACCTCTATTGAACGAGATACTCTATTAAAGTTATCACTTTCAGGCGGATTAAATGTATCAGGTTTCTCTAATGCTTTTTCTAATCCTTGTTCTGTTTGCTTTATTTTAAATACTTGGTTTGCATAAGTTTTATATTCAAAATATAATACTTGTACCGTATTATTCGCTTGGTCCTGTCCATAATAATTACGAGTGTAATTAACATCTCCAGGGTATTTTTCTATTTCTTTTAAATCACTATCTGATAAATGCGGAAATTGTTTTTTTAATTCTTCTAAACTAATTGCTTTAACTTCTCCAACATAATATATATCTTCAAAGTTAGGGTCTTCTGTATACGAGTACACCAGGTTAGCCGGATCAACGTAATCGATTGTAACGCCTTCTGATTTATTCCATCCTGTTTTAGCTGAAGCAATACCTAATACTGTTAAATCATAATTTAATCTTTTTGCAATAAGTGAATATCTATTGCGATCTAATATCTGATTAACTACTTCTTCTTCAGCAATTTCAATAGATTGTTTATAATCTAATTGTAATCTTATTTCTAATTCTTCTTTTGTTTCAGGTAAATTTGATGGATCGGCTGAGTTGTATAAATTAGTTCCTAATTGTGCTTGTATTTCATTCAACAATTCTTTAGCCATCATATCCCTTAGGATACTTTCAGCATACTCCGTTTTTGCTTTTACAGATTCTGGATCTTGAGCATAAGCCTTTAATTCATAATTCTTATTTGATATTCCATTTACAACAATATCAACAAACTTAGGCAAAATAGGTACGGGTTTCCAATCTAAATTCAAATAGGATAAGTCACCATTTATTGACAATTCATCTTTATACTTTTGAACAGATTGTTCTCCTCTAGCGTATAATCTTAATCTATGAAAGTTCTGCCAATTAGACCCCCATCTCCCGCCGATATTATTACCAGAATTACCGTTAACTCTATCACCACGAAACCATTCGCCTTCTATTGCTTTACCTACTGCATGACCATATTCTAGACTTCTTTTTTCTTCGTCAGATACTACCTGGCTTGGGAAAGAACTGTTACTGTTAGTATAAATCATTTATTAATTATTTTTGAACTATTATTTTCATTATTGTACTTCTTAAAGTTTAAAGAAACTTTATCTTTCTGATAATTTGCAACTGGTGTATACATATGTTTGTTACACGCCATTATCGCTAATCCAGAACTAATAGAAGCATCATGCTTTGTTCTATCATTTATATTAAACCTTGCCCAATCTTCTAATGTTCTTTGGAAATACATTGTTCCATAAGAATCATTATTAAAACCTATATTGCTTTCTATATAAGTCTCTATAGCTGATGCATGAGCTTGCATTATATCTTGTGAGGAGTTTGGTATACCACCAATTTCTTTTTCTGCTGGGGATAATTTATTCCAAATTCTATCAGGTCTATTCATAGAGTACCCTCTATATCCTCTTCTTTTTAAATAATATAATAACCTAGGTTTATTATTCTCCGCAAGTATTGGCATACCATAAAATACTAATGCCATTAATACATCTTCAAAAAATATCTCCGCTGTTTGTGGTCTAGCTACATATTCTAAGAAGAAATGGTTAGGCGGAATATCTTCCATTGAGAACTTAGTTAATCCATGTAAAGCTCCATTAGAACCCCTGCTCGCGTCAACTGTTCCTGATATATCGTAACTATCGCAACCAAATGCTCCAGTATGTTCGTTGCCTGGATATTTCAACCCATTTTTTATTATTACGCGGTTTTGCAAATGTTTAGGCGGTACCCAAGAAATTAAAAACCTACCATCCTTATTAGGATAGAATACAACATTAGTATCTTGTATTCCGTATTCCCATTGGAAACTGCCTTTAGTTATAATATTTGTATTTCTTAAATCATCATTATAATCAATCTGCTCGTATATTTTAGTAAGATTAAATAGTGATTGTTTTGCTTCGTCTCTAAATGCGTGTTGTTCTGTTTTTGGAAACTGACGGTAATATTCATTTAAACTGTCTTGATCGTCTTTTAAACCATCAACTTCGTTTTGCCAATGCTCAATTACCCCACATTCAATATAATTATTATCTACACCTTTAATTGGCGCTTTTGGAGTATCGAATACAGGTAGGCCATAAGTATCAATGAATCCCTCGTACGACCATTCCATAGGTATGAACAAACTATATAGTCCTGAACTAGTCTGTCCATTGCGGTTTCTTTTTGCAACATCTGAGTTATAATAAAGTTTTTTATAATTGGATCCCCCTTTATCTAAAGCATTTGAGGTTGAACCCATCATACACTTACCAATAATCTTGCTACCTAATCTTAAACAAGTTTTAGTAACACGCCAGTTATTTAAGATATTATCTGGTTTTAACCATTTAGCAGACTCATCATGAGCTAATAGTTTTAATTTTTCACCATCATAACTATTATCTCCGGTATTCTTCCAATCAATTGTGGTATCTAATCCAGTAAGTTCCTCTGCTGTTTCACTGTTATCTAATTTTCTCCTTGTAAATTTAGACGCAGGAATTCTATAAGCAAGTTCTGTTTTAGGTCTATCCATACCATCTTGGATAGGTTTAAAAAAGAAAGGATAGTTAATTGATATTGGCACAACTTTGTCGGTAAACATTGTTTTAGCATCTGCTCCTGACTTTGATAATATACCAAACCGGGAATCGCTTGACATAGTGGCCAAGTTAACTAATTCCGCAGAAGCCATAAATGAAAATCCAGAACGTCTATTCTTTAAATAACACATTCCGTAACACCTAGAATCTGCTTTACAAGCTTCCCAAAATATAAAAAATAATCTGTTTGACTCTCTAAAGTCCGGGGCACCAATATCTATCTTGCTCCATTGCAAGTACATATAATGTGTACCTGTTATATAAGCCGGAGTACCGTTGTTATAAAATGAAAAACCTTCATCCCTATAACCAAATTCATTGTCAATGTAATTGTACCATCTCTCTTTGAAAGCATCCGGATATTTATTCCAGTCAAATACATTCTTAATCTTTTCGAGCTCTTTAGGTACTTGTAAACGTTCCCAGTATTGCTCTTCTTTTTTATCTTTTCTTTTGTATGCTGATTCTATTAATGGCAGTGCTATTTTTAAACCTTGGATTTCATATATTTCACCAATCTTTCCAGTCTTACTAATAACAACCATATCATGGTCTTTATTATATCCATACTTCCAATTGTTATAGCGATTTGTTTTCTTTATTACTGCAGATTTTACATGATCCGGTAATATTTTATATAAAGTTTGCTCGTACATTACTTAGATCTCCCTTCTGCAAAACCTTTAAACGCTATAATAGATGGTCCTTTTTCAATATCATCCAGCATTCTAGTTTCTTCTTCAATTCTATTAAGTATCTCGAAAGCATCAAAAATAGCTAACTTTTTAGTAGCAGCGGCATTCTTTAATTTGTCCGCTGATAAATCATCTTCTCCATTATCTAAAATAGCCTCCTCAGCCACTTTAATTAATTCAAGAACCGCTTTGTGCCCAGCTAGGATTATATTCCTCTTCGTTTCCTTTATATTCATATTTAATTACAATATCATTAGATTTCATACAATAAAGTCTTTGCCCATCAACGACAAATTCAAATTCTCCATTAGGAGTATAACCTACAAGGTTTCCCTCGTCTATTTTAAGCGCTTTTAAAGAACTATTACCGTATTTTAATATACCAATAAGTCTTTGCTCTTTATCTAGCTTTAAATAGTCTATATTTTTTAATGGTTTTATAAAACACCTGTCTCCAAATGCCAACCATTTTTTATCATTTTTATATAAGTAGATTTGATCTATATCACAAAAATATAATTCATCCATAAAATATGCGCGACTATTTTTTTGATTACCACGTATATCGTAGAAACGTCTAAATACATTGTGATGTATAATAACTAAATCACCAACCTTAATACTTGTTGAATAAGCTAGCGGGATTGCAACAACCTCCGCTAAATTATTCACAGATTTAAAACTTTCTATTTTTGTATTCAGTATTAGTTCTTTTCCATCTACTTTAACTTTGTTATCGTACCTATCTCCGACAGGTTTTACGATAAAGTTAAATACGCTAGTCATTAGTATTCTAAATCATATTCTATGCTAATAGCCATATTGGAATTAAAATTCTTCCACGGCATTACCTCGTCTCCTTTTTTTATATATATAGTATACGAACAGTCTTTATTGTCTAACCAAATATGCATTATCTCATGACCTCCATATACTGATTGGCCTATAGAATAGTGCATTGCCTCATTCTTATAGTCTGCTCCTATACTTATTTTTCTAATTACAGAATCCATTATTCCTTGGTTTCTTCAACCTCGGTATAAGAACCATCAGCTAAGTTAATATTGATTGCCCCGTATTCTTGTTGCAATTCTTCTTTAAACTCTTCAATAGCTTTATTAATATCTGCAATTTGGTGTAAGAACCCATGTTTTTGAGATTCTAATATTCCAATGTTTGTTAATAATGCACTCAAATCTTTTTGTTGATTTGTAATTTTTTCCAATTGCTCTTCTGTAATCTGTTTTGTAATTTCCATTTTTATTTAATTTAATTGATTATTTATTTATTTTGTTATTAAATTCTCTGGTATATATCCATCTGCGTTTTGCGCATATCCCATAAAACTATGCTTACAATCTACCGGGAATATTTCGCTTTCAAAAACAATTTTTTGCTCACACATAACGTCGTAAGCATATCCATCATAATAAATAGGCTCTGTAATTACATTACCTTCTTCATCATAAGTACCTGGTATTTCAACTATCTTACCAATTTCAACAACTGCTTGTATTCCTTGCCCGTAACTCAATGAAGTAATACCATCAAATGTTGTTTCTATGTAAACTCCTTTTGCTAATAAATCAGCTATTGCAGTTTCTTTGTCTAAATAATTTAATTTGTATATTTCCATTATAGTGTTGTTAATGCGATACATTCAGTATCTGTTAAAGCTGTTTTAAAAATTGATGCGTTTTTTAAACTTTTTGCATTATCTCCATAAAAGATAGCTCCAACCCTATTTAAAGTTAAATCACTTAATAAAGTTGTGAAATTTAATGTTGATGTATCTGTAGCAATCAAAATTCCGTTTATAAATAATTTATTTGCACCACTTTTATATTTAACCGCTATTTTATAATTTCCTAAAGTTGATATAGTAGCCGAACTTAATGTAGTTACAATAGAATTAGAAAATATAAGACATCTAAATTTAAAAGTACCATCTGTTAAAAATCCTAAAGCTATTGAATTTGTATAAACACTATTTATAAATACTTCTTGATTTGAAAAATTAGTTAAATTATAATCTAAAAATATTGTTCCCTCTGTTTGCCCTATTAAACTACTTATTCCTGTTTTAGAAATAACATCAGCGTTACGAGTTACTGAAGATGCAACTGTTGGAATGTATGACGTAGCGTATGAGCCTACTTCTAATTGTGCGCCCCATATGTAAATAGTACCTTGTGTCCCTGGAGTTACAGTACCTGAAGAATCTACTTGAGCCGCAAAAATATTGAAATTATTACTACCACCTAAAGAAACTAATAAGCTATATCTAACCCATAATGTTGTTAAGTCAAAAGTTTGGTATTCTCTATTACTAATACCTATTGTCATTTTTTGAGCTACATCTGCTTTTGCCCATATACTCACGACAGCTGCCCCACTTGTACCAGCAGAAGATACGTCTCTAAAAACCCTACAATCATAAATGCCTGTATTAGTTCCTACAAGTCTATCAGCTGTTAAATTACCATTAGGCGAAATTGTATTATTAGCCGTTACAGTAGCATTGTCTGTAGTCCAAGCAGCATTGTCAAACTGCTCTGAATATAACACATAATTAGTCCTCTGCGGTTCTACCAATAAACTCGGACAGCTCCCGTTTGTGTAATCAATACGAGGTATATTTAAACGTGTTGTTGTAGGAAAATATTCTGTTGCTGTTGGACCTACTTCTAATTGAGCAGCCCATATATAACTAAATCCACTTGAAATTGGAGTATTAGAATTATTAGCATCTGAAAGTCCTATTTGAAAATAACTATTACTTATATTGTTTGTATCTGAATAAACGCATCGATACCAACCATCACCAACGTCTGTAATAGATGCAGTTCCATTTGTAACTGTTCCTAAAGTTCCATTTGATATATTAAACCAAGCTACAACAGAACTACCGCTTAAATTAACAAAATATAACCAATCTTTATTCCCTTTTTTAGCGTATAAAGACATTGTATATTTATTTGATTGAGAATTTCCAATCTGATATAGTCCTGAATAAATAACTGCTAAAACATTTAATTTACTTGCATTTAAAGTTCCATCAGGGCTTATAATTGAATTAGCTTCAATAGTTGAGTTAGTTTTAACCCAAGCTGCATTTGTAAACGTATTACTATAAGTAACTAAATTTCTTGGCACTACTTCAATCAATCCCGCACTATTTACTCTCGTTGCTGTTGTAGCACGAACTACAGTCATGTCGCCTAATGTAGTATTAGGAATAACATCGTATAATATACCTTCGTTATAAGCGTTTGGCGTAACAATAAGAGAAGCATTGTCTAATAATCCAATCGCATTTAATTCCTCTAACGTTGCATCTAGACAAGGACCTGCTTCAAATATACTATTTGGATATGACAGTACTCTAGCTTTAAAATTAGCAATAACATTATTTGCTACGCTATATAAAGCTTTTGCCCATCCTATACCAATACCTATATTTATCATATTAGTATACTAATAAAATATTCGATACAGAAATGTTAGTTGCTGATGTGATTGCAGAAACAATAACTGGTAAAAAAGTACCGCTAGTTAACCCAGAGAATGTTACATCCGCAGAATTACCAACAGGTCTTACTGTTATTGTAGTATTAAGCAATGGATCAACTACCGCTCCAATATATATAGCCGCAGATTTAATGTTTGTTAATGGCAAAGCACTAACTGTACCTACTGTTGTAGCAAAATCTGGTTGATTTCCGTATTGTCCCATAATTTATTTTTTAAATATTCTATTGTATATTTTGTTTTTATTCTTTGTTCCAGGTTTAAACTCTAATACAGCACTCCCTGGAAAGTTAATTTCTTCTTCTCCCGGTTGCATTAGTTTAGAATTACCTAAATTATCAATACCTAAAACGGGTTCATCAACGTTTTTCATTGTGATGTTCCCGCTTGGTATTAGATTATAAGGTCTATCTTTATCAGGACTATTTTTTTTATAACCTGCTGTTGATAGATTTTTCATTTAGCATTTTTTCATTTTAGCAACTGGTTTCTTAACCACTGTAGCTTTTTTGTTTTTTGCGCTACCGGTATTTTTTTGTCTCGCTGTTTCATCGCCACCTGAATAATTAGCAGTTCCTTTTTTACCCTCGGCCGCATCAGCTAGCCACTTCCCGCCTTCTGCAATCTTAGATCCAATTTTTTTAATTGTTTCCATTTGTTTAACAGGGGATGTTTTTTTAACTACTTTTTTATCTTCTTTCTTAACTTCTTTGGTTTTAGGGTTATTTCTAACAATATTTTTTTGTCTCATAGTTTCATCACTCTCGGAGTAATTAGCAGTCCCTTTTTTACCTTCAGCTGCATCAGCTAACCATTTTCCACCTGCTGCGATCTTAGATCCAATTTTTTTGATTGTCTCCATTTGTTTGATAGGAGAATGTTTTTGTACGTATGCCATTTTGTTGTTTTTTTTTGTTGTTATTTGTTAGTTATTTAATCTTTGTATATATTAATTCTGTACTACCTGTACTTGTTTCAACAATACAACTTAATGTTGTTTTATTAATAAAAGTATATTTACTATTAGCAACCCAATTTGTTGGTTTAAAAATTGTTTTTACTAAAAAATATTTATTATAGATTTTAAAATCTAAAACGTCAATAGGTTCCCCGCTTGTGCCGCTTATTTCTTGCACTTGGATTTCTCCATTATCGTTTTCCCAAAAGAATAATTGAGAGGATTCTTCATCAGGTTCCCAATAGCCAATTAAATCGCCCGAGTTAATATCTTGCGTATTCGTTAAATTAAATACTGCAAACGCCATTGCCAATAGAATAGCTACAATTAAAAATGCTTTTTTCATAATTAAATAATATTAGATTTATATAGTATTATTATTACGCGCATTTATTGGTTTTTATACGCTTCTACCTCCCAAGGCAGTTTTTTATTACCCTCATCCATAGTCGCTCTAGAATACTCTTTGCCTTTCCACATAACATGAGTATCCGTATAGTCTAAATCACCACGTTTCATTTGATCTATATGAACCATTTCATGGGATATAGTTTTATTCTTTTGTAATTCTAAAGGAGATACATTTTTGTTTACTAAGATGCTCCCGTTTGATTGCGCCATACCTAATACGTTATCATCCATGTCCATACTATAGATTGGAGTATTATCAACATTATACGGCGGGCCAGTCATTTTAAATGCCATATGTATACTGTTTTAAATTTATTAATTCCCCTATAAAATAATCTATAGGGGTTTTATATTAATTATTAGGAAATTACAATAGCAGTACAGGTTTGCCCATTAGGCAAGCTCACAGGAACCAAAGTTGGTCCATTAATTGCTAAAGCAGCATTATTAATAGCATCTGTAAAAGCAGTTGTTGCCCCCACTGTTGTTAAAGCTAGTAATCTTCCACCTGCCGCTAATTTAACGCTAGTAGCACTAAGATATTGCGTGATTAAACCTTCTGTAGGTATAAGAGTTGTTCCTAATCCTGTAACTGGAATTGAGATAAATTTTGCCATTTTGTTTTGTTTTTTGTTTTAGTTGTTGTTTATTGTTTATTGTTTGTTATTTAAAATCTTCCTTTTGCTTTTTGTGTAATAGGTCCTGCGGAATATGTTGGTTTTGCATTATTAAGGATAATACCGTTTATTCCACTGCTTGATCCTTTTCCTTTCGGAAGACCGGTTGAATCATAAGGGCCTGCCCATAATGCGTTTGCTCCTACTCCAGAAGTCTTAGCTTCTTTGTCGTGGATACTTCTTGGATGTTTTTTCAAATCTAAATTCATAGCTGTTATTTTAGTACCCTAAATCAGGCGTTATATTTGTTTGTACTCCTACCGGAGGAGGAGGGGGGGATTGTACTGTTCTTGTAAATGTATCTGGGTTTTGCTCTCCATACACACCTGCAATAGTACCTTGGTTTGACAATGCTGTCGGACTAATTGGCGTTGGCGTTATTTGATTTGGGTTCTGAGCAGTATTTGGCGCTAGTTGCCCAATGGTATTAACCATAGTACCAGTATTTGGCGCCCCTTGTTTTGGAGCCCTACTAGCCAGAATACCTTTAGCCGTTTGCTTGGCCCTTGCGTTCATCGCATAAACCTGATTATTCATCATAATTATTTCTTGTTTTATCTTTATTAACGTTTTCTATTGCTGTTATAGCTACAGTATCCATATATGTTTTACCATTCATAATAGTATTTCTATGACTCGTTGGTATATCTTCTTTGCCTAACATTATACGGTACATCCTACTTATTAGTTGTTTACACTTAAATGAAACTTTATATATATTATATTTTTGGGTTGTGTGGTTCCGGTTTCTCCATACCACAATCCAACCTTCTTTTAATAAATTGTTCCAGCGCTTATTGTCCCAACTATATGCGTAAGTACCTATCTTATAATCTTGTTTACTGAAGAATTCCATGCAATCAAAATAGATCAGTAGTTCTAGATCGGCATCGGTTAACCCGTTATTTCTACAAGCCCATCTTCTTATTATCCTATAATGTTTTAATAATCCAATTGCCTTAATATCTGATGCCTCTAAACGGATCATAATATAACGACTACATCTGATAATTTTATAACAAGATATGTCTCTTTGTCTATTTCAATTTTGTGTCCCGCATGTCTATCAAAAAATATTTGATCATTAACTTTAACACCCACAACTTCGTCACCAATCGATAATACATTTGCTTCAACATATCTAATATCTTCTCTTTGATTTTCAGCTAATAGAAGGCCTCCTTTTGTTGCCGTAGTGCCTTCTTTTACTTTCTGTATAATTAAACATTTACCTATTGCTTTCATTATGCTCTCAGGTTATTAATTACACAATCAGTTGACAATATTGTAACAGCAACGGATGCCGCGTTTCTTAAAGCGCTTTTAGTAACCAATAAAGGATCAATAATACCAGCTTCAATCATATTAACAGTCTCACCTGTTATTACATTTAAACCATACCCAGTTTTAGATATAGATTCTAATGATGCAAACTCAATTCCTGCATTCCTAAGTATTGTATGGAACGGAGCCCGTATGGCTTTAATAAGTATTTCTTCTCCAACTGAAAATGTATCTATTTTATGAGATGCATTTAATAAAGCAATTCCTCCGCCAGGCACAATGCCTTCTTTAATAGCTGCTTTAGTTGCACAAATAGCGTCTTCAATTCTATCTGCTTTTTCTTTTAATTCTATTTCTGAATTAGCACCAACTTTTACAACCGCAATCTTTGCGGTTAGTCTAGCTAATCTTTTTTCTAACTTAATAACTGTATGCGCAGGATTACTTTCTAATAAAGATTTTTTAATATCTTCTATAATCACTAATACATCTTCTGGAGATTCTCCCACGTGTAGGATAGTTTCCTCGTAACTAGTAATACTTTTAAGACATGTTCCTAAATGGTCTGGTTGGATTAAATCTAAATCATCCCCAAGATCCTCATTTATTAATGTTGCATTAGTCAATAAAGCAAGATCCTCAAAGATCTCTTTTCTATTAACACCAAATGTTGGTGCATTAATAACATTAATTTTTATATTGCCTTTTGATTTATTCATTGCTAAAGCCGCTAATGGAACTGGATCCATATCTGCAACTATCAATAAAGACTTCTTATTTGTTATTACATATTCTAATACTGATTGTATTTGTCGTATACTATCAACAGGGCTTTCAATTAATAATACCAAAGGATTATCTAGTTCCACTGTTTTGTTTTTATGATTTGTTATGAAATTGGCATTTGTTAATCCCATATCACATTGAACACCTTCAACTAATTGTAGACTACATTCTGGATCAGAGGATGTTTCCATCATAACAATTCCGGTGTTACCTACAGATCTAAAAGCATTACCAACAAGTGCTCCTAATTCAGGGTCATTATTAGTTGATATAGTTGCAATCTGGTCAAGCATTGTATCGTCAACTAATAAAGCAATAGAATCTAAATAGTTAATTACTTTTTCAGTTGCTGAATTAATACCGTCTTTTATCTGTCTAGTATTGGTTTCTTCTGAACTATAAGCAATATCTAAAATAGCGTGCGCTAATACTGTGGCTGTTGTTGTTCCATCGCCGGCTTCCCTAACAGTTTTTCTAGCTGCTTCTTTTAATAATGTAGCACCCATGTTTTCAACAGGGTCTAAAAGAATAATTGAATCTGCTACTGTAACACCGTCTTTAGTAATAACCGGTCTACCAAAAGAATCTTCTAATAGAACACATTTACCACTTGCTCCGAGTGTTGAACTAACAGCTGATGTTAATTTCTTTATACCATTAAATACTTTTTCACTAGCTTCTTTACCGAAACTTAGATTTTTGACTATAGCGTCTGACATAATTTTATTTGATTAGATTTAAATATATTTTATATATTACTTATTTTTTTCGGTTTTCACTTAACCTTGCCCTTTATATTTTTTACTATAAAGTTTTGAAGTCTTCAATTTTGAAGTTTTTGTTTTGCTGTGAACTCCCGGTCGTGATATTTTTGTTACAACACGTTGAATACTCGCTGTCTGTTTCGCCATAATAAATATAAAATTAATATTAAAATTAACCAATAAAATAAAACCCAGTAATTTGCTTTTTTATCTATTGTTTTTGTTTTTGTAGTTGATTGCTCTTTTACTTCTATCTTAGTAGTCGCTGTGGAGTCTTTATGCTTTGTTTCTGACTCTTTTTTATTATTTATATATAAAGTATTAGCTTTAGTTTTTTTAATCTTTAAAACAACGTTTTTATAATTCTTACCATCAACAACAATTACTTTACTTGAGTCAATTGGGGTTATAGTAATTTCACTGCTATCGATGTTTGTAGTTATGTTTGTAGAATCCGTTTTTATTTTATTTTCTATAGTTATAACTTTAACTTCCGTATTTACAATACTGTCTTTTTTAATATCTGTTTTATTTATATCTACCTTCCTGCTTGCACAAGAGGTTAACAATATAAGTAGTATTAATATAATTCTTTTCATTATGATATAATTGTTAATGTTATATTCTTAGCGGCTTGCATCTTTTTGAATAGTTTATCAAAAGCTTTTCTAGATTGTCCAATATAGTTTTTATTCCTCGTTTGTCCAACTAATATGCAACCTTCAGTATCGTGGTTAGAATTTCCACTATGGATTCGTACCCCCTCAAAATTGGGGACATCGATTAATAAAGGTAGTAATCTTTTAAACCTATTGGATTCATTTATAATCACTCTGTAGGTTCCTTTAGGTATCGCTGTTTCTCCTTTAATTTTAACCGGTCTTTCTGCATCTTCTAAAGTAAAGCATTCGAATATCCCATCAATAAGCATTTCCCCTATTACAGAGTTATCAGTCTTGTATAGTCTCTTTACTGTTATTACCATCTTTTTTGTTTAATTTAATTAATAACCAATCATATATTTTCATACTAGTATATACTATTGATATTAATAGTAATAGTATTTTTAGTGTAGTTTCCAAATTTGTAAAGCTTAAGTAAATAGTTAAAGCATTTAATATGTACAGTCTTATTGATCCTTGGTCCATTATCTTTTTAATTTATTAACAATGTCCGTAAATCCTTGGATGCCTATATAAGCAGTGGCTATTATAACCCAATCAGACGAGGTTAAGTATCCCGAAAATAATCCAGCGCATGCCACTATAAAAACAGATAGTTTTCTACTAACCCATTTATTTAATAATATATCTAATTGTTCTTTACTCATCTTTTAAATATTAGATAGTTCTGCCTTTTGATCTTCAGTCAAGGCATTGAAAAACCATTCTTTTGCTAACATAATCTCAATATGCTCTTTATTTCTATTTAAAGTACTTTCCTCCTCGTTAGATAATTCTTTAATTAAATTTAATTCATTAATTAATTTTACTGAATTATAAGCAGCGTTCACGGATGTTTTAATTTCTTCTTGTGTTAAATTTTCCATAATTTATGATTTTTCTATTTGAAATGATGATATGCAGGCCCTATCAGTTGATGTTGTTGTAACTTGGGCGATTATATAAAATTGGGTTGCTGGAATTGCAACACTATTGATTGCGAAAGTTGAATTAGATGTTGATGTTGACGCACTAGCTGTAAAATCCCTTCCATAGATAGTTGTGCCGGATACCCAAAAGAATCTATCTATAGGAATATATTGATTACCAATAGGGCCATTGTATCTACCTATTAAAGTTGCTCCAACTGTTGTTGCCGCAGAATTTATGTAAAATTCTATTGTTGCAATTGCAACGCTCGCCGCTGTAGTAGTTATAGCGGCATTTAATTTCAATAAATTACCGTTTGTAAATATACCACTTGGTATTGCAGATGATATACTTTGCAAGGCGCCTGCTGCAACTTGATATGTTGTTGAAACAGCAGAAAATAAAGTTCCATTTGTAGACACCGTCCCGTTTGCCCTTAAATATTCAAATACTGTTCCGGCGTCTTTTACAAACGATCCGCCTTGTACTGCTCCTCTTAATCTTGTTGTAGTTATAGATGTATTACCTAAAGTAGCGGTATTAGAACCTGCTCCAACGGCAGTGTCCCCTATTACAATTTGATTTGTTTCATTGTCATTAAGAGCCCTAGTGTTTGCCCCTATAAATATACTTTGATTGCTTACGGTATTAGTAGTGCCTGATCCAATCAAATTCGCAGCAAAACCGCCAATGGCTACATTGTTAGATCCAGTTGTGTTATTCAGCAGTGCTCTAACTCCAAGTGTTGTATTTACAATTCCGGTAGTTGCATATTGCATGCATGATTCTCCTATTCCTGTATTCCAGTTTCCAGTAGTATTATTTACCGCAGCATTGGCCCCTATAAAAGTACAATTATATGCGCTTGTAGTATTTCTACCAGCGCCCCAACCTATATATACTGAACCGCTACCAATTGACGAAGTGTGGTTTTCTCCTGCAGCCCATCCAATTGCTGTAATTCTAGTAAAACTAATCCCGTTTGTTAAAGCATTATGTCCAATAGCTACATTTTCGTACCCAGTTGTTACGCTTTTTAAAGTTCCACTACCAAATGCCGTATTGGTAAACCCAGTGGTAGCTGAAGATAACGCCAAATTTCCAACCGCAGTGTTAGCAGCGCCTGATCCACTTCCTTTACCAACGGATATACTATTAACTATTAAATTAAAAGCGCCTAAGTTTACAGCTTGAGTAGCTCCAGTATAAGGAACATAAGCAGATAAATTACTTGTTAAAGCGAATGTCCCGGTGACATCAGGTAGAAAGTAATTTCTATTTGCTGTTAAATTTGTGTAATCTATATATCCTGAAAAGTAATTTGAATTTTTTACGGAGAACCTATCAAGTTCAACATTAAAACTTGTTATTCCATCGGGGTCAGTTACAGAGAAATTAGCATTGTCAAACTTAATAAAACCATAACCGTCATACGGAATATCATATAAATATAATTCACCTATTTTAGCATTTAATAAAGAACTATTTCCATTAGTCAACACTTGATTTAAATTGTTGGTAGAGCTAGTATTTATATACGATGTTAGATTTTGTATTGATATACTTTTAGTTTGATTTTTAGGTTTACCACTAACCAAAACAGTACTTGTACATATTAGTATATCTGTTGGTAGTATATTACTATTTGGGGGGTAACTATATATTATTGCCATATTTTTTATTGTTAATATATTCTTGTAAGTGTAAAATTTCTTGATAATATAGAGTTGCCAACGTTAGACGTGTTCCATTCTACAGTAATATTAAGTGTGTTATTAATCGTTGTATCAAAGGTTGTGGTGTTAAGGGTGCTTAACACATATCCTTCAAATTGAGTTCCGCCATTCCTAATATAAGAAAATAAACCACCTGAAGAAATAGAAGCTGTGCCAGGGCCGCCAAGTGTCCTAATTGTAAAGTATAAAGTTAGTATCCAGGATTTGTCTGTAGCTGCTGCTAAATCGATTATACCTGTATCAGCAAGCAAAGTGCCGGACAACGTTTTTATCCGAACACGTATTTCAGAAGAACTTATACAAGAAATTACACCGTCTAAAGTCGCTTGAAATGAGTCTCCTATTTGAAATCCATTTGCAGGTACAGTTAGCGTACCCGCCCCAGAGCCTATTATTGTTGTTTCTACTGTTGTAGCAGTCACAGGACCTCCGTCAGCAGTTTGAGCAAACAAGCCAGGAAGCCCAGCTGGACCTTGTATTCCTTGAACACCTTGTACTCCCTGCTCTCCTTGAATCCCTTGGGAACCTGCTGGCCCTTGATCCCCTTGAGGTCCTTTTATATCACCAGCATCAAACCACGCTGTACCATTCCAACTCATTAAGGAACCATCAGACAAAAGAATCCATGAATCGCCAATAGCAGCTCCAGGGCTTCCACCAGCACCAGCTAAGAAAGCTGCGTAATCTGCATAACTTCCTAATATAGTTACAGAGTTACCGGCAGTTCCTTGAGGCCCTTGATCTCCTTGCGTTCCTTGTTCCCCTTGTGCTCCTTGTATGCCTTGCTCTCCTTGAACGCCTTGTGCGCCTTGTGGCCCTGGTGCGCCTGGTACACTAGCTAAAGTTATGATGTCTTCTACTGAAAACAGTTTGGTAGCGTTATTATCTTCTTCATATCTAACCCCAAGTAAATAGTCGTTAGTGTTTACTTGTGTAGCTGGGTAACTATATATTATTGCCATTATTTTTTTGTTTTAGCTTTTATTTTTTTTGTCTCTGAAAGCATTGCTTTAGTAGGCTTCTTGCCACTACCTTTATTCTCTCTAATGTTATCCCATAGTCCTCTAGGCGACTTAGACCCATCTTTTCTTTTTAACAGTTCCATTTGTCTAATGCTAGTTTTTTTCTTGTTGGTTCACCATTTGGTTTTTTCATAGGCCCTGGCATACCAGACATTCTAGCGCAGAAAGATTTTCTACGTTTAGCGTCTTTACTACCAGCTTTTAATTCCGATGGTTTTTTAGTTACAGCTGTTTGTAATTTACTACCAGGGTTAGCCGCTCTATAACTTGCAACACCTTTAGCATTCAATCCTCCTTTAGGATCTTTACCTTCCTTACGCGTCCAAGCCGCAGTCTTCTTTAATGGACTACAACCGCAATTGTCATTGCAACCACATCCTCTGGCTTCACCAATAGTATATCCGTTATTTTTGCTTGTACCCAATCCTTGAGGGCCTATACCTTTCATTTTCATAATATCTTATTTTGTACTGTATTTCTTTCCGCTTTCACTCTTAGTACCGTTCCCGTCATTACCCCTGTTCCTTTTAGCAGTCTCCCACTGTTGGTCTTCATGGTCCCAATCTTTACCTTTACCACTAGGATCCGCACGATGCTTTCTTTGAGCATGTGCTTTCTTAGCTCTTCTATCATCTGTTTTAGCAAATGCCAAATCTCTTACCGCTTTAGCCTTGGCTGCCTTAGGGGATAACTTTTGTTTTAATAATGGGGGTGCTTTACGCTTAAGCATGTCTTTCTTTGTTTTATCACCAATCCCACTAGTGCCGTACTTTTCAATATTCGATACTACATTCTTCTTCTTAGAAATACTCCCAATAGCGTTATTAGTCATATCCATTGCCATTTCCTGTAATCCATTTATAATACCATTCTCGCTATTAAACGAAGCAACCTCATGGGCTGCCCCTAAAACATTAGCTCCTATGCCTCCAGCAATATTGCCAAGGATTCCCCCACCTAACTTTTTAGATATAGCTTGGCGCGTATACATACTAGCAGCCGCGTGTCTAACCTTATCAGCCTTCATATCGTCTCCTTTATTCTTTGCCGTGTAATCAGATGCAATATCCTGCGCTTTGCTTTCTGGGTATCCTAAAGCCTTATCAATGCTTTCTTCAAATCCATATACCTTCTTGTATGTTTTATCAGAAGCCCGTTCGTAAAGTGTAGGTTTCTTTTTATCCTGATATAGAGGTGATTGACTTCGTAATTGAAATGCCATTTTATTTTTTTTTACTTTTTAATTTAGAGCCTACAATAGCTTTTTGATTTAACGGGGTAACAACTGCATCCCCAAATTTTGCAGCATTCGAAGCCTTACTTGCTGTATTAACTTTTGAAGTAACCTTATTAACCTTATCGGCTACTTTAGCAACTCTTTCAACAGCACTAAGTGATTTAGCTATTCTAAACCCACCCTTTAATAACTTAGGTATCTTACCGATTACAGGTAATGCGCCCAGAGGCTCAGTGACATCGTCCCAATTAGTTTTATTATCACTCCACGCTTTCTTTACATCAGGGTAAGATGAAAAACCCGTAGGGTCCATTAACTGTGTCGCTGCTTTTTCAACTTTCCCTTGTCTATCCCAATCTTGGGATACTTTACTACCAATATCAATCTGCTTTTTATTTGCTTTAGCATTAGACACGGTTTTATTAGATTCATTCAATGAACTCTGTATATTTTTTTTCTGACTACCAGGTTTGAATTGATCCATAGGATCTTTCTCTTGATATAAAGGTGATTGCGATCTTAGTTTAAATGCCATAATTCTTTTTGATTATAGTATATACAATTACGCATTGTAATCAATTCTCACAGTGTGACATTAGCCTACTATTTTTATATATAACTACCTTACGTCACTCTTTTCGTTCATTTATTATAACCAACCGACGTATGTTTATTATAATAAGATACAAAAAAAAATATTATAAAAAATTTTTATCAGTGTTGAAAAAATGTTGTTACAAATATATATATAAGGGGTTACACCCTACGTTTCACATTGGAATTTGGAAAGGAAAACGATTTGGGTTTACCCCACCCCCCGGCCGTTTTTCGACTTTGTACGAAACGATTTGCCTTTTTCTGTGCGCGTGTGATACGATCTGGTTATTCTATGTACGATATGCATGGCAGTGTGATACGTTGCGTATGGTGTGATTGTATGTGTGCTGTGGTGCGCGCGTGTGATGTGTACGATATGTTATACGATGCGTATGGTATGCTGGCTAGCAGTGTTACCTCATCGCGCTGCATCATGTCTGGTGTTGTGTGCCGTGCCGTGTGCTAGTGCTGGTCTCCTGTGCGTTGCCGTTACCGTGTGCCGATACGTGTATGTATGTATTACGATACGATACGATACGGGTTACGTATGTATACGTATTACGATACGATACGTGGAGCGCAGCGTAGCGTGTATAGCAACGCGTATAGCACTTCCCTACAGTCTTAGTACGGGGTGATTGTGATAATATATATGTAACAAATAAATAATAAGACATGAACAGAGTAGAAGAATTAATAGTACAAAAGTATCCATATCAATTGGAAGAGATATTAACACAGATAGAGGTTATGAAACAAGACTACGATCAAGACATGTTCTTGGAAGAAGACATCATCGAATCAATACTAATAGAATTAAATATAATATAACATGAGAAAGTTCACACACAATGAGAAAGTAACAATTATTAAACGTGTAATTGTCGGTTATCAAATCGTACTCACAAGTATGTTCGTTGTTGGATTTACGAGAGTAGTGATCGGACTAATCATGGGAGAGTTCTCGAATGTAACGTTCGGGATTTATTACTAATACAAACCGGAGGTGTGTAAACACCGAAGGTGTATAGCATTTGCGTATAGCAACTATAGATATTATTTATAATAATTTATATTTTAATAAATTTTATTTATTATAGATATTATTTATAATAATTTATATTTCTATAAATTTTATTTATAATTATATTTTTATATTATATTATATTAATTAATTTCTTACAGTCTTAGCACGGGCAGTAAATGATAATATATATGAATCAAATAAATAATAATAATTAAATAAATTAAATCAAATGAAAGAATTTAAAAGCTTGCAAGAAACAGTAGAAGCATTAATAGCAGAAAGCAATTATGGATCAGATGCTAATTTTAAAATAGCAGAAGATACAGAAGATTATATAGCTGATGAATCAGGTCTGTTAAGAGACTGGGATCATATAACAGAAAAATATACTGAAACCCAATCAGATTATTTATTCAGAATCTATGATTTCTTTGAATATAATATATTTGAAACTGAATAAATAAAATAAACCTAAAGGGGGAAACCCCCAAGGGTGTATAGCATTTGCGTATAGCAAAAAATCCTTACAGTCTAGGCACGAGGTCAAAATGATAATATATATGAATAAAGAAATTAATATAAATAAATAAATTAAATAAAATGACTTTAAAAATCAATCAAAATTTCAAATCAATTATTAATAATCAATTAATAAATTCTAACAAATTAAGT